CAATCTCTGCAACACCAGTGTCAAAGTCATCGCTACCGACTTCATAGATCTCAGCGGTGATTGCATAAAACTGGATCTTGCCAAACTGGAAGAATGGTTCTTCTTTACCAACAAACTTGATTTCGTAAATGTCCTGTGTCAATGGGAAGTAGAGTAGATCTCCTTCATTAGGTCTACTAGTAACAGTAAGATTGGGACTGTGCTCTGCTACTTCTTGATCCCAGCGTCTTGTAGACACGCGGAAGACAACTTCGTCTGTAATTCTTAAACCAAATTTGGAGATGAATTCTGCATTGTCACCAAAACCTGTGACATTCTGTAGCAGCATTTCAATCTGGAATTGCTCCTGATACTTTGTGTATCGGACTTCATCCAGAGTGCTATCTTGCAGAACTATCTTGGGGATATAGTAAATATCTGTACCAAACAGTTTGATTTGCTCATCCACAAGATCCTGAACGAGACCTTGTTCGCCACTGTGACCTGCGTAGTAAGTTGGAAAGTAAGGACTGGTAGGCATTTTATCCGATCATATCCATTGGTGGAATTGCGTACTTGCTGAGAACTTCAGATTCAATTTTTTCAATCTCTGCAAGTGCGTCTGTGTAGATTTCTCTACCGTTAAGTGTAATACCGCCAGGAAGCTGAACGTTATTATACTTGATCAAGTTTTGACCCCACTGTCTCTTCATAAGAGCAGTAGCGTATTTCTTGACAAACATATCATTGTTCATTTCTGTAGCATCTGTAGGATCCAACAAACGATGACATTCAATAAGAAGGTTAGTTCCTTCTTTGAGAAAGTCTTTGTCTAGATCCATATAGAGACGATCACGACGCATTGTATATCTGAACTGCTGAAAACTTCCATTGTTCAGAACCATATCTAGAGTTTCTAGATACTGCTTGTTCATATAATAGTTGAGGATATCAAGTGATCCGAATGCATAGAGATCATTCAAGAACAACTGATACTCAACGCCAAAAAGATTTGAACGGATTGAGTTGCTGACAAGACCAAAAACTCTGGTGATACCAACCACATGGTCTGGGACTGGAATATAGTTTGTAGTTTCTTTCCAATCAGTTGTACCACTAGATGTTGTTACACTAGCAGCAAACCTTGTCTTATCATCAGCAGTGATTTCGTGGAATAGATATGCACGCTCCATACCGTTGTAGCAGTTCTCTTGGAAGAACTGATACGTGTCATCAATAACGTTGTTTACCTGTTCGTCATCGATATTGACTTGTAGGACAGGCTCACCAAGCTGTCTCTTACAATATGTGATGAGTTCAGCTCTTGAATTTGGAGATGCCATTACACACAAAAAATCCCTTCTTACCTATTTAGGAAGAAGGGATTTAGTATTTATTAAGCTGGTGGTTCTCCTTCTGGAACTGCACAATCTTCGCAGTCTGCAGATTGGGGTTGTTCTTCTAGAAGACCTAGAGTTTCAAGACCACCTTGTAGTTTGATCTTATACTCTTTTGCTTTGACTAGATTTTCTTCTAGTTCTTTAATTTGTTTATCTGTGGTAGCAATTTGCTCCTCAAAGTTTTTCTTAAGTTGTGCTGGGTCCATAGTAATCACAATGAATGGTGTGTGTATTATTTATTTGAAATAATTGAAGTTGATAACGAATCTTCCTGTGGGATTTGTTGTGGTTGTTCCAGTGTGTTCAATGTTACTATCAAAAATAACAATTCTATTTTCTACACTTTCCACGACCTCTCCAGTTTTAAACTTTGTGTATCCATCACATGTATTCAGATAGTAAACTGCGGTGGTGCAATCTGACAAGTCTACATGGTATCCATGTTCTACAACTTTATCAACACAGGGATTCAAATTTGCTTTTACTCTTACTAAAGATTTTAATTTTAATTTTTCTCTAAAAATTTCTAAGTCTTTATAGTTTTCGCTAAATGGTTGATCAAAATGATAAAACAAATGAACGAATTGGTTTTGTGTTTCTTTGTATTCAAGTTCAATTACCTCACCAGTTTCAACATCCTTTAATGTAGGTCCATAAAACCAAGGAAAATATGCACCAGTGACAAGATTTTTTAAATATTGAAATTGATGATCAGGTAAAAAATTATCAATAATTTCCATTAACTAAATCTCCCTCCTTTAATCCAACCAACAAGAGAATACCTAGTTCCAGATGTAACTTCTGTAACTCTATGAGGAACTCTACTATCAAAAACAGTTAATAGACCTTGTTTCTTTTCAATAACCTGAATTTCCTTTGTATTCATTGGATTTTGGAATTCTAAAACGCCACCTTCATATTCATTAGGATCTGAAAGTTGAAATGTGAAAGAAAGCTTTCGTACAAACTCTCCTGCGTTGTTTTGCATTAACTCAAATGGATTCCTATCTTCATCCATATGCCAATCATAATAGTCTCCAACTCCATACTTGGTAAACTGTACCGTTTCATTGTCATATCCAATTAATTCATAACCAAAATATCTGCGGTTAATTTGAGATACATATGCTAATAGTACAGATGGTAACCAGTTACTTTCGTGTAACCATTTTACCATTGATGATCTAGCATCAAGATTATCATCATTTACTTTTGCATGTGCGTATTCAATAACTTTATCAGTTTCATCCAATGATTCCCAATCACGAATAGCATCACAAATTAATGGCGGCAATTCAGTTGATACAGAAAAGATAGTTGGGTTTACTGCTAGTTTGATATCCATAATTAATTAACAAAATTAAGGTTGAAAGAAAGAGTTACTCTGAGTTTATCAGATTTTTGTCTGGGAACTTTGTGTTCTAAGAAAGATGGGAAAATTAGTAAATCTCCTTCTTCCGCTTTTACATATGATTGTCCTACCCAAGTTCCAGGTGTTCCGTCTGGACCACCCATAAAATCAGGAGCATTGGACAATGCTACTTGTCTAAAGGGATTAACAAATATAGTTGGAGAGTGTTCCTCTTTGTCATATGAAACATAATGAATACAAGAAAAATGCCCAGGAAGATGTTCGTGTATCTCCTGATGTTGATTTACCTTATAAGCGTTTAACCAAGCTTCTCTAACCATGGGATTACCAAAAATTCCCATTTTCATAGAAAAGTCCTTGAGTTCGTCAATGTAAAGAGGAATTATAGTTTTCCAATCAAAATTGTTCTCTTGATTAAAAGTTGTCCAAACATCAGCATCCCATGCATCAACAAATGTTGATGGGTTTTTTTCATACTCTGGGATAACATAATCTAAACATTCTTTTTTAATTCTTTCATGATTTTTTACTTTTACTAAGAATAATGTAGAAGGAAACAATTCAATAATCATAAAATGTTTTAAGAAGGAGGCGAGAGAATTTCTGTTGTGATAGGAACTTGTCCTAGATCAAAGTCGTATTCATATTGAAGCTGTTCTAGATTAGCATTTAATCCAGATCTTGTCAATGCTCCACACTGGTCTTCCATTGGAACGCGATACTCGTTTGCAGGAACTTCTACAATATCTTTTTTAATTAAATTTCCATTATGTCTAAATTCCAAAACATAAGTGAAATTATTGTCTGCATTAGTAGCAAACATATTTTTTACAATTTTAATTTCCATTTGATTACCTCACGAAAACGGAATAACCGCAGTCAATATATCCATCTGCCCACCCATTATTGTTGCAGTTGTTGTGAATAATAGATCCAGACTCTGGACTTGAAGTGAAATTATTACCGCATTGACCACTACTACAGTACATAGCGTTTGGTTCACAATATGCTTGAATATATGAAATGGAACCGTAATATCCCCATCCACTATGTCCATGTCTGATACCCATGCCAGAATGAGTATGACCATAAGTGGTATTACCACTTCCAGCAGTAGTAGCAAATCTTGCATTTCCTCTAGAGCTACTACCCCAGTATCCTGTGGAGTTGATAACTAAGTTATCATTAGCATTATTGTTTCCATTTACTGTACCATCAATAAAAGGATCACCACCTCTACTGTTTGGTCTTCTACTATTCCACGTTAGGTTTCCTGCGTAGTTAGCACCAGACTTTCTACCACCACTGCTTACAACTTTATTATCTCCACCAGAAGAAATATCATAGTAAGTCTGACCAGGGAAATTATTATTTTGATAAACGCCGTATCCTCTTAAATTATTAGCGTCATACCCATTGGTATTATGGAGAATAATTAGAAATTCTGTAATCGGATGTTTATCCCAAGCTCTAGTTTTTACAGCATTTTGCCATGGAGCAGTAGAGGATTGACTTTGCTCGTTTGGAGATCCCCAGAATGTTGAATTATCCCAGTGTGGACGACCTCCCAAAGAATTGTTAGCAGTGGATCCATTAATGTTCCAAAGAAGAACCCATCCACCACCATCAAATGTAGTATTAAAAGTACAGTATGCTTGGTATGTAGCACCAAGACCATCTTTCAACCAATAAACACCATCAATAGTTACACCAGCATCATCTCTTAAAGAAGTTACACTATCTGCTGCCGCTTCTGCGCTTGATCCATCAGCTCCTCCACCACCAGCAGCATTAGTCCAATTAGAACCATTATAAACTTCTACCAACTCGGAAGTGGTATTGTAAATCATCATTCCAAGTTCTGCAGTGAGAGCATCTCTCTGCGACTCATTATAGTTTGGCAACTTAAGTCGCTCACTAATGTTAAGTCTTCCGACATTTAATTGGGACATTGCTACAAAAACCTCTTATCTACTTATTTATTAAAAATATCAAATGCCATATTTAGACTTGGCATAATTATAATTCTGTTGGATCATTGTAGGTGTTAACGCAATACTATAAATTCTAAAGTAAGCATATCCACCTGGGCATGGATAGCTATTGAATGTAGTTTGATCACAATTTCTAGATGCTAGTTTTGGCCAACATGAAGTTTGGTTTGCTAATTTTCCTCCAGATGGGTATGTATAACTATCAGTTTGCTGTCCATTCTTGTAGAATTTTACATAATTTCCATCATAAGTTAAAACCAAATGATACCATTCGCCTACATTAATTTGGCAGTTAGCATCATCCCAGAACCAACCTTGATTATCGGCATATACTGCCCACCAAAGATCCGATGTTGTGGCAGTATTATTTCTTCTTGATAGTTCCCAGCAGTTTTCTTTGTTATAGATAATCGCATAATCGCTTGGTTGACCAGATGCTTTGTACATAATATCTACAGAAACAAAGTCTGATCCTACAGTATTTCCATCAATAACAAATGCTTGATTGGTAGGAAACTCTTGATATGAAAATGCAGCTGCTCCATTAGTTGTTGTCTGGAGAGATCCTCCTCCATTTAAACCACTAGTTCCATAACCACTGATAGTTTCTGTACCATTTTGATTTAAATTCCAGTCAACATTGGCAACCAATCCAAGAGTAGAGAAAGTAGATTGCTCTTTCAATCCTTTCCATTTCAGTCCCGTGTTAACACGCAACTCCCTATCAGTTGTGTTATAATAAAGATAACCAGCTCCATTATAGTCTGGATCCTCAGGCAATGTAGGACACCCAGCAACATTGCTGGGATCTGTTCTACCAATTGATAATTCTGATGAAGATGCCATTTTATTTTAACTAATGGTCCATGTTGCACCACTATTTATGGTGATAGTATAACTACTTGCTAATTCAAGTGGTCCATTTGAGGAAGCAATAGAATTTGCTGGAATATCAACATCTTCATTAATAGTTGATGCTGCAAGAGCAATAATACCTTGTGTATCAGCAAATAATCTATTTGAGTTGAGATAGAATACACCAGCAATATTTGTATCTCCAGCAACATCTAATTGATAAGCAGGAGCAGGAACATTACCAATACCAACTTTGGATGGTCTGTAAATGTTAGCACCACTATCATTGGTGGATTCTGTCCAACGAGAAGTAACAAATTCCTCATTGTTTTGGAAGAATTGACCGTTAAGGTTCATATCACCCTGAACATTCAGGATGTAATCTCTGTTAACGTTTGGAGATGAACTGGTATCAGTACCAGAGAAAACGTTAGTATTGATACCAACTCTGTTGTTAGTACCTTGAATTGCGAGTGCTGGTGGTAAAGCAGGAGTTGCGAGACTCTTCCAATCATCAGAACCATTAGTTTGAGATGCGTAGATTTCAAACACATCAGCACCACCACCAATGTTGTTTCCTAAACGGAAACCTCTACCACCACCAGCTCCTGTTCCACCACCTCTAAAGAGAACATCAGCTTCAGCGTTTGTTCCTCCGTTTCCAATTCTTACACTGTCTTTAACATTGGTGATGTGGGAGTAAATATTGGACCACTTGAGAGCATCAGAACCAAGATCTTGATCATTAGTTGCACCAGGAGTAATATCTCCACCATTGCTAATTTTTAGTCTCTCAGCAGAAGTAGCATTAGCTGTTCTAGTTCTGATAATTAATTCACCAACATTAGCACTTGTTCTATGTGCTGTGATACCCCATTGAGCAGCAGCAGAAGCACCATGTTGTAAGATGATACCAGATTCACCACCATCTACTTGGTTGTATACGCTTGATTGATATAGTGTTGTCTGTGAAGATAGTGCTAGGTTAGACTGATAGTTGAGGGAACCAGAATCACTGTAAACATTAAACTTGACTGCGTTAGCATCTGCAGTCTGACCAATGTTAACTCTATTATTAGTAGAATTAACATATAGAGTTCCGCTATCAACAGTTAGATCTGCTCCGATGGTAGCAGCTCCATTGACGTTAATAGCACCAGTACCAGTGATTGTTAGGTTATTATTTCCAGTAATACTAAGACCACCCGTCATAGTATCACCAGTCTTCAGCACGTTAAGTGAAGCAGCACCAGTTAAGGAAGCAGTAATCGTACCAGCAGCAAAGTCGCCATTGGTATCTCTCATTACAGCAGACTTGAGTGATGCTGTAGAAACTATATTAGAAGAATTGAATGCAACATTACCTGCGTTCCAGATAATGTTATTGTTGACTTTAAGTTCATTTTCATTTAGAACTTTAAACTCAAGACTACCAGATCCTTCAGTAGCATTACCGCCATCAGCAATGATGGCAGCATTATAAGTCGGATCACCGTTATTATCTACTGCTTGTGCTTGTGAAGAGTTAAAGTAAATATATGGGTTTGTAGCAAACTGACCATCATATCTTCCAAGTCTTAGGAATCCAGCACCAGAATTATTTCCAAGTTCCGCAAATTGAGTAGTATTGCTATCATAAATTTCATAGTTTTCAAAGTTTCTTTCGTCGCCAGCAACACCAATAAATACAGCAGCCTCAAGATTGCCGCCAGAAGCAAGTCTACCAATAAGCATTGTGTAGCTATTAGCAGAATCATTTTGATCATTTAATTGCTGTACGTTATCAATGAAGAAATCACCAATATCCTGTTTATTGACATTGTAAATATTAATTTGAGATCCTGGTTCAAAATCTCCACCAGGATTAATATCAAGAACTTGTCTTACTAGAATTCTATAAGAAACATCTGTTCCAGTATATGATTTAATTTCAATTTTGTTTCTGAATTTAGTGGAACTTCTCCATGTTGGGAGACGAGTATCAAAGATTTCATTTGTTTTAATATTCCAACCATCTTGATACCATTCACCTTGCTTATTATCAAGTTTGTCGGCATCCATTCCACTGTCAACACCCTGGTTACCAGAGTTCCAAATCTCATACCATGATCCATAAGATGTTACACCATCACCAGAACCACGTAGATACATTCTATCGTCGTTACCAAATGCTAGTTGTCTTACACCACCAAATGTAGCGTCAATACCAGACTCACCATTACGGAGAGTCATAACTAAGTGCTTAGCGGAGTTGGATGTTCCAGTATCTACACTTGGGAATGCTGCTAGCAAGCCATTAGAACTATTGAATACTGTATTCAGTGTTAGACCTTGAACAGCATCACTTGGAACTGGATTGGAAGTTGGGTTGTTAATACCAGTGTCAACACGAAGTGTGTTAGTGGATCTACCACTAATATCAATACTGTAAGTTCCACTAGCAAGTTTGTCTGGATTAATACTGCTATCAACGAAGAATGCGCCGTTGAGGTAGTATCCACCCTGCTGACCGTCTAGTAAGTCAGCATCTAATCCACTATCAGGACCAGTCTTAATTGTTACGGAACCATTTCCTTCTTGACCAATATTAAATTGAGACTTTCTAAATCTCGCAACACCAATAGTTCCAAATTCATCAGCAGAAATTGTTAGATCAGAAACTCTCTGAATATCAACAGCAACGTTAGCAAACTGTTTATTTACAGTGCTAACTTTTGCTAATAGAACTAGATTAGATCCAGAACCAATAGCAGCTGGATTTGGTGTTACTTGGAAATCAACATTGTAACCAGAACCAGCATTTGTTACCGTAGCATCAGTAACTTCTCCACCAGAAATAATAAGGTTAGCTCTTAAATCTGTGCCAGTGCCGCCATCAAGAGAGATATCAAAATACTGACCATCAGTGTATCCACTGCCAGGGTTAGCAATTACAACGTCATCAATAAAGTTGCCAATAGTATTTGAAGAATCAAATGTTAGTGGAGAAGTTCCTCTTTCAAATTCAATAACAGTTCCAGCAGCAATTGCTGCAGTAATTGGATTGTTGAGAGAGACAGTAGTTAAACCTCCTGTAGTAGTAACGCCATTGATATTTGTATTTGCCGCAATACCAGCAACATTAGCAACAACTTCGTGACCAATCAACGCATTCTGATTACTTTCAAAGATGAAAGAACTGGCACCATTCGCTGCTTGCGTATACAGTCTCGCAAAGTATCTTGTTTCAGCACCTTTAATTGACTGAACAGCAGGAGCAAAGTTTTGATCACCACGTAAGAAGGTGAACGAGTTTGCAGCACCACCAGTTGCAAGTCTATCCGTTTCAATTACACCCGAAGTAATATCCGATGCAGCGATCTGGTTTGAAGATAGAGAAACCCAGTTGTTAGCGTTAGTAGATGATGTGTTAACAACTCTACTGATGTTAACAGTATTTGTTGGAGAAGCACTATCCTCAAATGTGTCAGTATCAAGCATCTTGATATTATTAACAATATCACCATACAATCTACTTTCAATCAAAGCAGTTGCAGTTGCTTGTGTACCAGCTCCAGGAGGTGCAGAAATAGTGATTACTGGTTGAGTAGTATATCCAAAACCACCAATGTAATTAGCATTTTCCTCAATAGTGATGGTAACAACTTCGCCGTTAGCAATCGTACATGTTGCTGTTGCTGCTACAGCACCAGCAGATGGATTACCACCAGAAATAGTTACAGTAGGAGCAACAGTATATCCAGAACCACCATCGGTAATATTAATTTGATGTAGAACACCCTCCCTGTATTCAGTAGCTTGAATTCTACCTGTAGAAGGTGAGCCTGTATAAACATCGTTTACATTAAATACGAGACTGGAGTCTACACCAAATCCTAGGAACAAACTATCAAGATCATTGTTTAGAATGAATGATTGTGAAGTATCCTGTTGGATTGCGATATCACCAGCAAGTGCTCCCTCAATCTTGAGCCTATCTGCTTGAGTTGCAACAGTGAAAACTTGGAAAGGTCTGAGTGCTGGGATCTGGTCAATAGAAATCTTACCAGAATCGGTAAGTTCAACCAGTGCTCTAGGAACAGCGTTTGTAGAATATGGTTTGTTGATGTAAGGACCAAGGTTGTTAGTGATATAATCCTTAACTGCCTTTTGTGTGGGTAGTTTAGAATCACTAGAATTGGCACCACCAAGTGTATTACTGTTGTCAAATCCAGTAACAACAACGTCACCACCTTTCAGTTTCAAGAATTCAACTTCAGAGATCGTAACCGTACCAGTAAAGGTAATATTACCAGTTCTGTTTTCAATTCTAGCGAATGTACCAACCTTGAAGTCACCAAGTTCGTCAGTACCAGAAACATAAACACGACCATATTGTTCCGATACTTGTTCATTTGCCTCAACTTTCGTACCACCATTCTCAGGTAATGCAAGATAGTTATTACCAGAACCAGCAAATTCCCAAGTATGAGAAGAGGAGTTAACAATAGATGGTCTGTGCAATCTAATTGTTGCGTTTGATGCTGCAGCTGGTGTAAGTGCTTGCTGTAACGCAGTGAGACCAGAAATAGTAGCTCCGTCAGATTCTCTAATCAAAGAAAGACCGTTTCCAACACCATCATCAATAGTGAGAGTTGCTGAGAAAGGAGGTCCTACAGTAACAGCACTTACTGCATCAATAAAGAATTCTTTATCTGGATCTGCATTTCTGTAACCATCAAACTTACAGATATAGTGCTCAAGTGGTTCTCTACCAATACCACCAATTGTAAGAGTCGTTCTACCAGTTGGTGTTTGAGAAACAACATTAACTGTACCAGCATCAAACTCGTAAGGATCTCTACGGAAACCTGTTCCTCTTAGAGCATATGTACCAAAGTTGGTAGCTGAGTTAGTAATAGAAGCATATCCACCAGACTCACAAAGAACACCATCTTGACAGAAGATAACAAAGACAGAAACTAACTGTGTATAACCATCTTCAATAACCTTGTAACCTGTACCACCAAAGGATACAATCGTGAATGCTGCCGCAACCATGGATTTACCCTGATTGGGGAATGATGCTGTTCCGTCTGGTTCCAGACCAGGGAAAGGACAGTTAGGTTGCTTAACCTTTGTACCGTCAATTAGAGCACCACTACCACCTCTGAAAGAGATAACTGATGCATTCTGTGTATAAGGAGATGCTTCAATAATTGGGAAGTCATCATATCTACCACGAACTGCTAATCTTTGATTATTAAAATCATAGATATAGCTATCTGGATATGTAATAATAGGGGCGGTATCATATAGAGTACCAAACGTCTGTGTAATAGAACCAGGAGCAGTTCCATTTACCGTATCTGTTGCATACTCTAAAATGTCATCAAATGTTGCTAGGGATGTTGTAATAGCAGATGCAATAGCAGCACAAGATGGATTCGCACTATCCTCTAGAATACTCCAATCTTCAAACTTGGGAACAGGTGAAGTTGTAGCATATGGGTTGTAAATAATTTTAGTGCCATTTGCTAGAGCAGATACGAATGTATGTGCATCTGTATTACTACCAGCAACTCCAACATTTAATGTTAATGTTGTGCTGCCACCAGATGATGTTACTCCAGCAATTAAGAAACTTTGACCAAAGTTTGCGTCGGTTCTGTATGGACTTGCGTCGTTACCACCACCATTAGCAGCACAGCTATATGTAATAGCACCTTCAGCAAAAGCGATCCTATCAGAATTAGCGACTGGAGCAACTGCTGGATCTGGAATGACTACAGTCATAGCTCCAGTTGTTGGAACATATGTAGATCCTGTTGGAGTTGTAGCTAGAACATCACCATCAGACCAATTACGCATTGCTGCGATACAAAGATCTCTTACTTGCTGGAAAGCATATCTAGTTTCATCTAGTTGAGCTTCTTGAATTCCAGAAAGAACAGTTCCACTGAAATAAGATTCTGCAGCGGAAACAACACCATGGTTTCCGCCTAAAGATAAATCTCTTACAAGTCCTTCAATAACTAGTTTGATGTCTCTACGACACTTTCTCTGATGAATATCAGAAAGATTTAAAGTTGGATAATTAGTTTCTGTATTGATAAGTGCTTGATCTGCAATCAAATCAGCATTTCTTGCAATCAAATAAGCAGCATCAAGATATGTTCCAGATGTGTTATTAGCAATAACATCTACCCAAAGGAATGATAGTGTACTAATTGCTGCTTCTACATCAGCACAAGCAGGATTTCCTGCAGTTGTAGTAATGATTGTTGGATCTGTATATCTTGTAGTTGTAGCGTGCTTAGTTACATATAAAGGATCTGCAGTAGTTCTGTTTTTGATCCTCCAATTGCACATTGCATAGATTGCTAACTCTCTAGCATATTCAATAGCACGTACATTTTGAATAATTTCATCTTCAATATAAGCAATTTTGCCACCAACAATATACTTTTTGGCAGCTTCAATAATATTATGGTTAGATCCAAACTCAAGGTCTCTTACGAGAGCATTGAGGAAGTGAACAACGTCTTGCTTACACTGTTCGTCACCATTAGTTCCACTGTTTGTATTTGTTGGAGAACTATATGCTGGATAAATTTTTTGACCAGCGGAACAAGAAATAAGAATATCTGCTAATCTTACAGTATCATCTTCTGACAGTGCTCCAATTAAAGCTGCTTCTGTAGTGACAGTTGCAACACCAGTAGTAGTTGTATCATAAACAAATCCCGTGATGTTGTAAGTGCTTCCTCCAAATGTTACTGTACCACCACTTACATAAGTATTTGGATGATCAAGTGTTCCTAGGAAAATATCAAAAGTATTGTTTGTACTGTCAATATTGTATACAGAATAATGATCAGATTTGAATTGATCGTTAATGATACCAACTACTTCTTCTGCAATATAATCCCTATTATTTCTAATTAACTGACAAGCATCCTGGAATCTTCTCTCAACAGGAGTCGCAAGTGGGAATTTGTTTGGAGAGTTGAGTAGTGATAAGGTAACAGATTTTGAGTATGATTGTACAGTTGCGAATTCGCCTGGATCAAAGTTATCACTAGTGAGACTAGGGAATTTTTTAGGAATAACAAAACGTCTTGCACGACCATCAGCATCTTCCAGAACTTTATAAATTCTTTGTTTGCCATTAAGGAAAGACAAATCTGGAGATACCGTTGGCATTCCAGTAATGATAATTTCTTGCCCTTCTTTAAACTCGTGAGTATTAGTTCTACCAACTAGTGCGCTTGTATAGAATACAATACCACCAAGATCTTCTGCGTTACCAAACTGAGAATCTTGGAATCCACCAGTTGCAATGCTTGGATCTCCTTGTAAAGAGAAATCAATTCTAGAAATAGGTAATGTAGATGTTACATCTTCGTCATAAGATACAACTTCACCTTCAGCTCTAATTGACTTCAGATTAATAGTATCAATTGTATTAGATACAGGTGTAGCAGAATTGATAGAAATTGATTCTGACTGTGTTGTATCCCAACTAGGAGCACCTAAGATTGGAACAAATTGCACATCCCAATATGTTGGTGCGTTTGAAGTGTCAATACTAGTTACTTGATAGTAACCTGATGTAAAACTAGAGTTATCAGCATCATCTAAAAATACAAAGGCATTTACTGGAATGTCTGATGTAGGATCTGTAGTGAATCTTAGTTTATTTTCACCAGCAGTTTGACTGATAGTTAATGATAATGCTCCTCCAGTAGACGCAGATGTTACATAACTATATTGGTCACCCTCAATTAAAGCACCAGATTTTAACTGTACATCAATATTACCAGAAACATTTGCATTAGCACCTGTAGTTGACGTGAAAGAAACGTCAAATACATTTGCTCTAGCACCAGTGTTTAAACCTACAACTTCAACACCAGATTGTAGTAGAGCTAATCCTGTATTATTCTGGAATCCGATACGGAATCTTTCTGGTCCAAAGATTTGATGACCAATTGGAAACTCTAGACCAAAGTCTCCATTTGCTTCATTGTCAACAATGATTCTTTGCTTGTCGTCAAAGACCATAGCAAAGTCCCAAGTTCCAATTGGGTCTCCGTTAGCATCAACTTTATCTCTGTAAGTTACGCCAGTAACATAGTTTTTATCACCAAATTTGAAAATATGTTTTCCTAAGTTAGCTGGTCTAATAATTACTAGACGAAGGTTATCACCAACAACCGAGCAATCAGGTGGCAATGAAATTGGGTTATCTTCTACATAATCACCACCAGAAACAATTAGAGTTTCTTTGACACCAGGAGTGGACCATGCAATTTGTGCCGCTTTCTTAATTGTACGAACTGGGTTTACAGCAGAACGACCGTCGTTTAGGTCAGAACCAATCTGCTGCGAAACATAAACACGACCACCAACGTCATTCGTTGCTAGGTTGAGAACATATTCCGTAGTAGCAATCTTATCAGATCTGTCACCAAGTAGAGGTGTAATTGATCTTGGGAATACTCCAGCATCACCAGTTTCTAAAAACTTATATCCATTAGGATCAGATACTCTAAAACCAATGTGTTTGAAGTTAACTTCACCATTAAGAACAATGCCATCTTTGTGAGTTGGTGGAGCTGTTCCAGTAGTTCCTGTATTTGTTGCTTGGTATACGTTACCTTGTGAATATCTGTAAGAATTTTCAGATACGATAACATTTGATGCCCATGGCGTACCAGTACCATTAATATAAGTCTTGAGGTTCGGTGCCCTCATATTCAAATCTGGTGTGATAAAATTCTCAATATCTAAGTTGAGAATTCTTGCGGTATCAGAAATGATAGATGTGGAAGTTCTGATAGCACCATTAATATCAAGTTCAAAGTCAACGGTGTCAAGAATAGCGGTAGCAGCAGCACCAGCACCATTACCACCAGTAAAGGAAATGTTTGGAGCGGTAGTGTATCCATTACCAGGATCATTAACAGCAACCGATACAACTGATCCAGCAAAAATAAATGCCGAAGCAAGTGCTTGTGTTCCTCCAGCAGGCGGAGGATCAATAACAACAGTGGGAGCTAAAGTATATCCACTACCTCCAGCAGTGATATTAATATTGTTAACTCTTTGACCAGTTCTATTGATACCAACACGGGGTAATCCGCTTTGAGCATCTAACTCTAAGCGCATTACTTCTCGTTCATCAGCGCCCGCGCCAACTCTAATCGTAGTCTCATTATCACCGATAAGTTTAGGATTTACGCCCCTAATTTTCTCTTTATCGGAATTAATATGAAAACTCATGGTGTTCCCGTGCCTTTGACTTTTTCCTAACTATTATTTAGCATCAAGCCCAGGCAATACTTATAACTTCGGTAGATACTGCCCACTTAATTGTCTCTACAGTTCCAGTTCTCACAGTAGAATAACTGAAGCGATTTGTTGCTGTAAATGAAGAAATATCCCAAGATTCGTTACTGGGAACATCATGCTTAATAATAGTCAACATGTTAGACAATTCAGAAACTGCACCAGCACCACTACAATAAACAGCACTTTCAATCTTTCCAGTGTAAACAACACCAGATGGATTAACTCCAATAAAATGACCTGTAATAAAGTTCATCGTATTGTTATCAATAGTAATTGATGTTCCCACATCATCTAATTGTAGAGTTGCAGTATTAACACCCCTTAGAATGTAGTTTGTTGTTTTACTATCTGTGTAAAACTGATTCTTCATCTCAATAGAATTGAGAGACATCGCATTGTGTTCCTCATCAATATGAACTGTCTGATCTACAGAAAATCCACCAAGGGATTCAAATTTTTCTAAATTAGTAGCCATTTACTTAATTTCCTGAACTAGTACGGTGAAGTTAATAATATCAGCAACTGCGTGATCATTAGTCAACGTCAGAGTAATTCTGGGTTCTGTAGAAGCAGTAAAATCAAATGTCGCAGTATATTGATCTGCAGAAGTATTTAATGACGCAAATTCATTGTGGAAAATATCAGTACCATTATCTATAACTGAATACTCTGACATAGATCTCTTTCCAGAACTGGATTTAGAAACAACAGTTACCTTACATCCTTTAGATGTGCCACTTGGATATAGAACTACAGAAGAAGCTTCAAGTCCTCCTTTATCCAATACAAACGTAGAAGAACTAATCTTATAATCTGCTAATTCAAATTCTTTTAAATCGCCGTCAAAGATTTTAACTCCATTAAAGGATCCAGACCCAAATGTTGTGTTGAGATACACATCACCCTGGTTATCTAATCTAAGAACAGGATCTACATTCAATCCACTAGAAAGACCCAAATCTAGATATTGTTTTGTGCTACTAATAAATGTGCTAGTAGAATCTGTATTATCAATTGTAGTGTCAACCGAATTGAAAGTAACAATCTCTGTATTAAGTGCTAAGGAATTACCACCACTAGTCGTAATATTGTCAATACCAGTAAAGTCTAGAGAGGTTTCAGACAATTGTAATGTATTTACATTATTATTGTAGAAATATAAAATGTTTTCATTTGCTGCTGGAGCAGTTTCTGGTATAATATATGTGTTACCATCAACGTCTCTAACCCCACCAAGTGAAGACCAGTTTGATCCACTATATCCTTCAAATTGTTGGATTGTAGTATTGAAACGAATGGAACCAGGACCAGCAGCTGCAATAGATTTCTCATTGTCAGTACCAGCAGGAATTCTAAAATGAGTTACAGAATCAACAATAGTTTGTTTTCCTGCATTTGGTCTTAGTACTAAATCTTGAACTTGTGTAGAAATTACATTGTCATCAAGTTTCAATTCTTGACCAACAACTAGTGGGCAGTCTTTATTAGGACCAACTCTAAGTTCAGAAATTTCTTCAAATGTTAACGAATCAACGGCAATAGCGTTCCAAGTTAATTGAGCGGTTCCATTATTTTGAACACCACTGGTGTGTGTTGGTTCGCTACCAGAAGAAGCAGTTGTTCCATCACCTGTTACTTCATATAAGTTATTTTTGTATCTTACATATTGTCCAGTAGTTACTGCGGTATTAGCTGTCCACTCTGTAAATGCTGGAAGACCTAATTTTCCAGAAGAAATTTTCTTAACACCTCTAAAGTCTAAGAATTGTGGTGTTAATTTTAGAGTATTTACAGCATCATTATAAAACCATAGCGTATTATCATTTGCTCCTGCTGTAAGTTCCGCAAGAATATATGTATTGCCATCAATATCTCTAACTCCACCAAGTGAAGACCAAGAAGTTGTGGTAGCATTATATCCTTCATACTGATTGTTATCAGTATTAAATCTGATAGCACCATTTTGTCTAGTTGCTGCTCCTGGACGCTCGGAAGTATTACCAACAGGTAAGACTAATGCTTGTGTGCCATTTACTTTAGCAATTCTACCTGCTACTGGATTTAAAACTAAGTCATTTCCAGTCGTAGTTTGAATCTCGTTATCTTCAATTAAAATCTTATCGCTTACATTCAGGAATGCAGTAGTTTTTACAAAACCAGATGTAGTAACATTTCCGCTAGTAGCAGCAACACTAACTGTAGAACCTACATTAAATGGAGCATTGACAGTTACTGCAGTTCCAGACATAGTTAATGATGTCTGTGAAGATATAGATGAAGCAACAATATTGGTTCCATTTAATTGAGGTGTCGTCACAGAAGCGGTAAACGTTGCATCAACGCCACTAACTGTAGAGGCAGAAGTAATACTTGTAGCAGAAAACTCTCCACTACTAATATCTGCCGATACAACATCAGATTGCTGTGTATTTAAGACGGATAATGCAAATCCAGAACCAAATACCTTCGGATTATTAGCATCAATTGTTAATAAAGCTTCATTCCCAGGTTCACCACCTTGATCGGCAGTAAGTCTATCATAATAATATAAATTTGGAGTAGTATCGGTTACCTTAATATTAATATTTGAACCGTCTGTTGTTACACCATCAGTAAACTCAGTTCCTTCAAAATTTAGTTCTGCTGCACCAGAAACAGATGGTGCAGTATCTAACGTAATAGTAGTTGCATCAACAACAGCAGCTACTTTTGTTCCAACAACTAATGCTCCACCACCTTGCCCAGAAGCACTTACAAGCATTCCAACTACGATTCCAGTAGTGCTAGTTAGAGTAACATTAGAAGACCCTACATCTAGTGTAGTTGTTAGAGGTCCTACACTACTAGTTCCCCACTTTCCTCCTGCAAATTTAGAGAAAGCAAATTCTTGAGAATCGTTAGAAGAATCTGATAGATCAAATGAATATGTGTTTCCAACATATAATGTTAGATCTGGAGTTATAGTAGCTCCAGAACCTGTATCAATGAATATTTTTGTTTCTAAATCAGTAAATGTGTTAATAGTGTAGGTTGGACCAGGATTGGAATCTTTTTCAAATACAGATCCAGCAGCAAGACCAGTAGCTGTGCAAAGTAAAGAATTTACATTTCCACCAATAGATCTAATTTCAATAATTTCTGTACTTGACCCTTGTGCTACTCCACTCTCAACTAAAATATCTCCTACAGCAAACGTGCTTGAAGATACAGTTGTTGTTAATGTAAACTCTACAACATCTCTTCTAGTTACTGTATATGAAATGGGTTGAGTTAAATCAAATGGACTTACTGTCAGAGAGTCTCCAGCAACATAACCATTACCAGGACTATTAATAGTAAGAGATTCTACAGAACCAATTTTTGCAATGGTATATTGTAATGGAGTTGATGGTGAACCATATGCAGGACTAAACGATAGCGTTGCAGATCCAGCAGTCGTTGGTGTATTTGATAATGTAATTACATTTCCAGTAATTGTGCTTACAGTAGTATTAGCAGCAACAACGCCAGGTCCAGACGTTACAGTAACAATGTCTCCAGCAGTAATACCTGCAGCACTTGCCACAGTAATATCAAATAAATTTGGTGAAGAGAATGATAAACTAGCAGATCCAGCAGTTCCTGGTGTAGCAGATAACGTTAGTTGAGTTGCACTGTCAACAGATTGTACTGTTGTACTTGGTTGTACAATTCCAATATCTGATTGTCCATTAAAGACATTCATTCCTACAATAATACCTGTTGTACTAGCAACAGTAATTTGAGCACTGCTTGTGCTTAAAGTTGTGGATACATTATTTTTTTGACCAGGAAGAGTAGTTGCAACTCCTGTAACACCAGCTGATAAAGATAATACATCTCCTGCAGTATAACCAGATCCTTTACTATCAAAAGAATTAATTTCTGTTAGTACACCAGGATTGCTGTTTACCGTGTAAGTAAATCCAGCTCCACCGCCTCCACCTAAATCAGAATCATTTGCTGATAGTACATCTGTATTAACATATCCAGAACCAATACTTGTGAAAGTTATAGAACTAACAACTCCATTGAAAGCAGTTGTTGTTAGAGTAAACGTAGCTCCAGATCCTGTTCCTCCTACATCAACAGCGTTAAATGTTACAATATCTCCAGTTGCATAATCATCTGCAGTCGTAAACACGACTGCTGTAACTGCTCCGCCAGATACGGTTACATCTGCTGTTCCACCTGTACCCTCATGTACTGTTGTTCCAGACTGAATGGTGACAGCTGCACCCATATTATTATGAACTTCACAGTCATAATTTACAGTTGTGGTTGTAGATGATCCCTTAACTACAACGTAGTAAAAAGCACCTGCAGTACCAGGAGTTCCTACTCTAACTCCAGTAACACCAGGGGCGTCTGCTGGATTTAAGTCTCCTCCAAACTGAGTTTCAAATCTAAATGGATGTCCAACATTAGATGCATCAGATATGTCAAATCTGTATGTATTTCCAGTGTCTAAAGTTAATGTTGGTTGAGTATTACCATCAATTACATATTGAAAAGGACCTGAACCAGTTACAGTTACAACAAATGTTTGTACTGGTTGGTTGTATGTGGATACACCTTGATATGTTCCATCAGTATATCCAGAACCACCAACTATTGTTCCATTAAATCCTGTTGTACCAGTTACTGTAATATCAGCAACAGCATTAGATCCACTTCCTCCAGTGATTGGTACACCAGTGTAACTTCCTGGCACATATCCAGAACCACCAACCAGAGCACCAACAATTCCAGGTACAGTAAATGTAATTAATGCTCCAGATCCAGTTCCTCCATTTAACGGAATAGAACTATAGGATCCTGGATTATAGCCAGCACCACTTTGTGTAATTGAACCTTCATATTCTGCAATTATAAAATCTGCAGATGCGTCATCACCAGTTCCTCCAGTGAGTGAAACATTTTCATATGTCCCTGGATCATAGTTAGATCCAGTATCTAGAATAGAAATTCCACCTGCGTATAAAATTCTTTGTCTTACATTAATATTTTTGTAGAATACAACATCTGTTGGTTGTAAATCAACAATTTTTTTATTAGATGAAACAAATCCTAAAGTTCCAGCACTAGGTTTGTATATACCAACAGAAGCATCTGATGTAAATGATAAAGATGGAGAAGTAACTGTTCCATTGCCAAGTTTTAAATTTCCTGTAGAAAGATCACTTCCTCCCTGAGAAATATTAAAAATTTGGTCACCAATTTGATTAATTTTCTGCCTTTGAAGTTCAAAGGTATCAGTTCTAGCGACTTGAATTGCTGGCATTTTTAACTAACTCTCTAAGTAAAGATTTGATCTCAGAAACTTCATTCTTCAACATATTTATG